GGGCGCACGGATCGGTCGCACCACCCCCCCCCTACCCTTTGGGTCCTCCCCGGAGCGATCGCTATGCGGGGGGCAATGGCGCGCAATCGCGCTAGGTACAGCGCGTTTTCGCACTTCATCATCATGGGGGGCAAAAACCCATGGATTTGGCCGGTTACACGCCGACGCTCAATGAAGTGGCGAGCCTTTTCGGGAAGTCGAGCCGCTGGATCTCGGACCTTCGCGCGAAGGGCGAGCTGCCGGGTGACGGCGCTACGCTCGCGGAGTTTGTCGCTGCCTGGACGAGCATCAACGCCGCGGGCGGCAAGGGTAAGTCGCTCGATCAGCACAAGGCGCGGCTCGCGGCCGAGAAGGCCGACGAAGCTGCTATGAAAAACGCTGAGCGGCGGCGAGAGCTGCTGCCCAGCGCGCTGGTCAACCTCGCCGTGCAAGGCGCCTTCTCCCGGGTTCGGGCCAAGCTGTTGTCGCTGCCCAGCAAATGCGCCCCTGCGATCTCGTCGATGAAGTCGGCCGTCGCGATCCAGGAGAAGTTGACGGAGCTCGTGCATGAAGCACTCGCCGAGCTCGCGGGCACGACCGTCGGCACGCAAGCGATCGACACCGACGATCGCGGATCATCTGGCAGCGACGCAGGAGATCGCGGAAGCGGCGGCAGCGTGGTGGCCGGTGTTCGCGCCGCCGCCCCGGCTGACGGTGAGCCAGTGGGCGGACAAGCACCGCAAGCTAAGCCCCGAAGCAAGCGCCGAGCCGGGGCAGTGGGACACCAGCCGGGCTGAGTTCCAGCGCGGAATCATGGATGCGGTCAGCGACCCTCTGATCGACGAAGTCGTGGTGATGAAGTCCGCCCAGGTCGGGTGGACCGAGATCATCAACAACATCGCCGGCTATTTCATCGACCAGGATCCGGCGCCGATCATGGTGATGCAGCCGACGCTGGAGATGGCGGAAGGCTGGTCGACCGACCGGCTGGCACCAATGGTGCGGGACAGCCCGCGGTTGCGGGTGAAGATCGCCGAGGCCAAGTCGCGGGACAGCGGCAACAAGCTGCTGCAGAAGCGCTTCCCCGGCGGTCAGCTCGTCATCGTCGGCGCGAACAGCCCGGCGTCGCTGGCGTCGCGGCCGATGCGCGTCATCCTCGCCGACGAGGTCGACCGCTATCCGGCATCCGCCGGCGTCGAAGGCGATCCGCTGACGCTCGCATACAAGCGGACGAACAACTTCTGGAATCGGCGCAAGCTCGCGGGATCCACCCCGACGATCGCCGGCGCCAGCCGCATCGAGGCCAAGTTCGAGGAGTCGGACAAACGGTTCTTCTTCGTGCCGTGCCCGCATTGCGGCGAGCATCAGGTTCTGAAGTGGGAACAGGTTCGCTGGGACAAGACGAAGGCCGGGGTCCACCGCCCCGAGACCGCGCACTACGTCTGCGAGCATAGCGGCTGCATCTGGGACGATGCGGATCGCTGGGCTGCGGTGCTCAAGGGCGAATGGCGCGCCACCGCGCCGTTCACCGGGATTGCGGGCTTCCACATATGGGAAGCCTATTCGTCGTGGGTGAAGCTGCAGGCGACCGTCACTGCCTTCCTCGAAGCGAGGAAGACGCCGGATACCTACAAGGTTTGGACCAACACCGCGCTCGGGCTGACGTGGGTCGAGAAGGGCGAGGCGCCCGACTGGCAGCGGCTGTACGAGCGGCGATCGCAGGAGCTGACCTTGGGCGAAGCTCCGGAATGGGTCGCCCGCATCACCGTCGGTGCCGACGTCCAGCGCGATCGCATCGAAGCGAGCGTTTGGGGCTGGGGCGAGGGGATGCGCAGCGTTCTGGTCGACCAGCGCATCTTCCACGGCGATCCTTGCAAGCCGGATGTCTGGAAGGAGCTCGACGCGTTCCTGTCGGAGGAGTGGGAAACCCCGGCCGGCCGGCACCTGCGCATGTCGAAGCTCGCGATCGACACCGGCGACGGTTACTCGACGACCAGCGTCTATGCCTGGGCGCGGCGCCACCCCCGGGTGGTGATGGCGATCAAGGGCACGGGCAGCTTCAGCGCCTCGATGCCGGTCATGGGGCCGACATGGGTCGACGTAACGGTGCGCGGCACGAAGGTGCAGCGCGGTGTGCAGCTCTGGACGATCGCCGTCTCGCTCTTCAAGTCTGAGACATACGACTGGCTGAAGCTGGACCAGCCGATCGACGGCGAGCCGTATCCACCCGGTTACATTCACCTGCCGCAAGGCGTCGACGCCGAGTGGTTGCAGCAGCTCGTCGCCGAGCAGCTCGTCACCGTGAAGAACAAGCGGACCGGCTTCACCAGGCGCGAGTGGCAGAAGACGCGGGATCGCAACGAGGCGATCGACTGCCGGGTCTACGCGCGCGCCGCGGCGTACGCGCTGGGGCTCGATCGCTGGTCCGCCAACAAGTGGGCGAAGGCGATCGGCGCAAGGCTGCTGCCGGCGGAGGCGCCCGAACCTGACACGGAACCGACCGTGGACACGCCGGCGACGCCGGCGCGACCGCAAAGCCGCACACCACCGGCGCCGCGACCAACGCCCGCGCCCAAGGCGCGCAAGATCAACCCGCTGACCGGGAAACCCCGGGGCAGCCATTTCGGAGGGCGGCGCTGATGGCGTTTTCTCAGACCGACCTCGACACGATCCGCGCGGCGATCGGCAGCGGCGTGATGAAGGTCCGCTACGCCGATAGCCGCGAGGTCACCTATCAATCGATCGAGGCCATGCTGAAGGCCGAGCAGCGCATCATGGACGCGCTCGCCTCGGCGCCTGGCAGCGGTCGACGTCGGCGTCGCACCCCGGGCTGGCGGAACGGCTGCTGATGGGCATGATCCAGAGCGCCATCGCGGCGATCGCGCCGGGCTTCGCGGCGCGCCGGGCGGAAAACAGGGTCCGCCTCGAGCAGGCCGAGACGCGCCGCGCGTCGCTGCGCGGGATCCGCGCCCAATATGACGGCGCGACCCACTCCCGCCGCACCGCCGGGTGGCGTCGGACGTCGAAGGACGCCAATTACGAGCTGCAGGGCGCCGCGGCGATCCTCGCGCAGACCGCGCGGGCGATGGTCCGCAACAACCCCTATGCCGAGCGCGCCGTGTCGGCGATCGCCACCGACCTGGTCGGTACCGGCATCACGTTCCAGGTCATGAGGAACGGCAAGCCGGATCCCGATCTCACCGCGCTGGCTAAGCGCCACTTCGAAACGACCGCATGCGACGCTGATGGTCGTCAGAACCTGTACGGCCTGCAGCTCATGGCAGCGCGCACGGTGGTGGAGAGCGGCGCGGTGCTGGCGCGTAACCGGCCGCGCTTCGCGCGCGACGGCTTGCCCGTGCCGTTCCAGATCCAGATGCTCGAGCCCGACCACCTCGACGCCACGCGCAACGGCGTGTTCGCCGGCGGCGCGTACGTCTCGGGGATTGAAGTCGACGCCTTGGGCGCGCGATCGGCCTACTGGCTGTTTCCGCAGCATCCCGGCTCAGTATCCATGCGCAACCTGACGCCGACGAGGGTGCCGACGCGCGACGTGATCCACGTTTTCCGGCAGGATCGACCAGGTCAGCAGCATGGCGCGAGCTGGTTCGCGCCGGTCATCCTGCCGATGAACGACTTTCGCGATTATCAGGACGCGCAATTGCTGCGTCAGAAGATTGCGGCCAGCTGGGCGGTGTTCCGGATCGGTGCCCGCGATGATGACGACGACGATCAGCCTGAGCTGAACGACTTTATCGAGCCGGGCATGATCGAGGATGTACCCATTGGGACAAACATCGAATTCGCCAATCCACCCGGCGTCGAAGGCTACGCAGACTTCACCAAGATCTCTGTCCGCACTTTCGCGACGGGCCTGAACCTGCCCTACGACATCTTCGGCGATCTCGAAGGCGTCAACTTCTCGTCGGGACGGCTTGGCCGCATCCAGTACAACCGCCAGCTCGACAGCTGGACGTGGAACATGCTGATCCCGCAGTTCTGCGAGCCCGCCGGCGAGTGGTTTTTCCGCGCCGCGCAGCTTGCCGGACACGATGTTGACGGCTGCACCATGAAATGGACCCCGCCGGCGCGGCCGATGCTCGATCTGTCGACCGAAGGTCCGGCGATCCGCGACATGGTGCGCTCCGGCCTCATGGATCCCGAGACCGCGATCCGCGAACGCGGCGAGGATCCGGACACGGTGCTCGATGCGTGGAAGCGGTGGGCCGACAAGGTCGATGATCGCAAGCTCGTCTTCGATTGCGACCCGCGCCGCGTGACGCAGGTCGGCAACGCGCTTCAACCGCCCGGCAGCGCCGGCGCCGGCACCCAGCCCCGGAAGGACTGACCCATGGAAATCCTGATCTACGGGATCGTCGGCGATGAGTGCGACGGTCTCGAAGCCGCGTGGATGGTTGACCGCATCCAGCATGCGCCCGACGATATCACCGTCCGGATCAACTCGCTCGGCGGGCTGCTGTTCGACGGCTTCGCGATCTACAACGCGCTGAAGTCGTCGCCGCGTAAGGTGACCGTGATTGTCGACGGCGTCGCCGGCTCGATCGCCAGCGTCATCGCGATGGCCGGCGACAAGATCATCATGGCCGAGAACGCGGTGATGATGATCCACAAGCCGTCGGACGGCACGTACGGCGACGCGACTGCGCTCCGCACCGTCGCCGACCGGCTGGACTTCCTTCAGCGGCAGCTGGTCCAGATCTACGCCGCCCGCACGGGCATGAGCGAGGACGAGCTCCACCCGCTGCTCGATGCCGAGACATGGATGAGCGCGCAGGAAGCGCTCGACATGAAGTTCATCGACGAGATCGCCGGCAGCGCGACCGCCACGAACATGCTGGACGCCAGCAAGTTCGGGTTTCGCGCCGTGCCGACCCACCCCCTCATCGCCACCGCGACGAGTAACCAGGCGCCTGCCGCCAACCTCCCAACCCCGGAGAATTCGATGTCCGATATCGTGCCGGCGCCGACCCCGACGCCCACCCCGACCACTCCCGTCACCATCGTCGTTGATCCGGTGACGCCCGCCGTCGTCCAGCCGACCAACGTCACCGACGCCGCCACGGCCGCGGCGAACCAGGCGATCGTCGCCGAGCGCCTCCGCGCCGCGACCATCCGCAACGAGGTGAGCCGCGCCCGCCTTGACGGCGCCTTCGCCGACACGCTGGTCAACGAGGGCGTCTCGCTCGACGTCGCGCGCACCCGCATCATCGACCAGATCGCCACTGCTGCGCCGGTCATCACCAACTATTCGCCGGCGACGATCCCGGTCGCGCAGTTCCAAGCTCGCGCCGACGCGATGGCGCTGGCGATCGCCAACCGCGCGAACCCGCGCAACCAGCTGAATGATGACGCGCGCGCCTTCGCCGGCCGTCGCCTGATCGTGCTTGCGCGTGACTTCATGGACGCGACCGGCGTCAGCACCCGCAACATGAGCGACCCTGAGGTCGCCCAGGCGGCGTTCCGCTACCGCCAGCCGCGCAACGCCGGCCAGCACACCACGGCCGACTTCGCGGGCCTCATGGCCAACACGGTCGCCCGCACCCTGCGCCGCGGCTACGAGCTGGCGCCGCGGACCTTCGCCAGCTTCTGCCGCCAGGCGTCTGTGCCCGACTTCCGCGAAGTGAGCCGGGTCGCCCTGTCCGACATCTCCCAGATGCAGCAGGTCGCCGAGGGTGCGGAGTACCAGTACGCCACGGTCGGGGACTCGGCCGAGAAGTACACGGTCGGCAAGTGGGGCCAGATCATCTCCCTGACGTGGGAGACGATCATCAATGACGACCTGTCGGCGTTCGATCGCATCCCGCAGGCGATGGGCCAGGAAGCCGCGCAGGTCGAAGGCGACGTGGTCTATGCGATCCTGCTCAGCAACCCGCTGATGTCGGACGGCGTGCCGCTCTTCCATGCCAACCACGGCAACCTCGCCGCGGCCGGCTCCAACATCGGCATCGACTCGCTGCAGGCCGGTCGCACCGCGATGCGGACGCAGCGCGCGCCCAAGGGCCGCTTCACGTCGGCGACGCCGGCGCACCTGGTCGTCGGTCCACTGCGCGAGCAGCAGGCCAACCAGTTCACGTCGGCCAATTACACGGCGACGCTGAACGGCGACATCAACCCCGACTACAACCGGGCGCTGACGCCGCAGGTCGAGCCGCGGATCCTCGACTACAGCTGGTTCCTCGCTGCCGACCCGAATGCGCAGCCGATCGACACGATCGAATATGCGTATCTCGCCGGATACGAGGGGCTGCAGACCGAGGAGCGTCAGGGCTTCGAGGTCGACGGCGTCGACATCAAGGGCCGGCTGGTCTTCGGCGCGAAGGCGATCGATCACCGCGGCCTGTTCAAGAACCCGGGCGCGGCCAACTAAGCCAGCCCTCACCCCCAACGATGACGTGACGCGGGCGGCCATGGGTCGCCCGTCTCCGTTTCGGGAGAACCACGATGCGTAACTTCACTGGCGTCGGCAACACGCTGATGCTCACCGTCGCTGCAGCCACCGCCTCCGGCGCTGGCGTGCTCATTGGCGCCACCTTCGGCGTCTCCAAGCTGGCGCTCGCCCCCGGCCAGCGTGGGCCCTTCGAGGTCACCGGCTGCTACGACCTGCCCAAGGATGGCGGCGCCGCTGGCGAGGGCGTGCGCGCCTATTGGGACAACGCCGCCAAGGTCGTCACCGCCACGGCCGCCGGCAACACGCTGATCGGTGTGTTCACCGCGGCACGCACCGCCGGCGCCGCGACCGCCAACGTCCGCCTGAACGGCAGCTTCTAAGCCGCCGCTCCACGCCTCCACCACCATTACGCCTGCCCAGGCGGGAACGAGGGAACTCGACCATGAAGACCATTCTGTTGCTGAGCGCCGCCTATCTGAACGGCGGCGGGTACGTCGACGCCGGCACCGAAGTGCCCGTCGGTACCGAGAAGCTCGAGATGACCGAAGAGCGCGCGAGCGACATGGTCAAGGCGAAGCTCGCCGAGGAGCTGCCGGACGTCGAGGTCGACGCCGGCGACGGCCTCGACGGCCTTAAGCTCGAGGAGCTGAAGGTCATCGCGACCAAGGAAGAAGCCGACGTCACCCAGGCGCGCAGCAAGGTCGACTACGTCGCTGCGATCCGCGCGAAGCGCGGCTAAGCGCCATGCATGATCCGTTCGCGGCCGCGGCGCCGGCGATCTTCGCAGCGTTCGCGGACCGCGAGCGGATCATCTACACGCAGGCCGGCGTCGAGCTGCCGCCGATCGCCGCGATCCGCATCGATGGCGACGCCGCAATCATGCTCGGCAGCACCGATAAGTCGATCTGCTACGAGATCCGCCAGGCCGACCTGCCGGCCCCGCCTTCGAAGAAAGACCATTTCGCCCATCGCGGCCGCCGATGGGACGTCGAGAGCCGCAAGTCGCTCGATGACGTCGGCGGCTGGCGCGTGTTCGTTGTCGACGCTGGGCCCGCCGCGTGACCGTCTGCGACGACATCCTCGCCGCGTTCCTCGCCGCGCTGGAGCCGCTCGCCGAAGAGGTCGAGCTGGAGCCCGCCAGCGACCCGATCGATTTCCCCGCGCTCGGCATCACTGATGGCGGCTGGCGCGTGCTTGAGCACGAGGCCGACATCACCCGCCGCGTCATGATCGTTACCGTTGACGGCTTCGTCGAGGGTGAAGGTGGCGCAGCACCGACCGCCGCCCGCAACACGCTGCAGGCCGCTGTCGTGGCCGCGGTGATGGCGGATGAGACGCTCGGCGGCACTGTCGAGCTGATCGAGGACGCAGATCTCCGAAAGTTCACCGCCGAGATGTCCACGCAGCGCCGGCTCGGCTTCGCCCAGGACTTCGCCGTCCAATTCACCACCTCGCGGGCCGACCCCGCCCAAGCCGCCTGACAGGAGCCCACATGGCCGACAACACGAACGATCCGACGATCCGCCAGAACAACGTGGCGGTGCTGTTCGGGCTGCAGATCAACGAAGACACGCCGCTGGCGCTCGATCCGACGCTGCACGCCATCCCGGTCGAGGCCGACAGCGTCAGCTACGGCTCGCCCTGGACGCAGGAGGACTCGAACGAGGCCACCGGCTCGTACGTCGCCGGCGCGCCGCTGATCGTCGGCCAAGCGGTCCCGCTGAGCTTCAAGTTCCGGATCAAGGGCGCTGGCGCCGGCGCGGTCTACTCGCCGACGGTCAAGCCGCCGCACCACGCGGTCTACCAATCGTGCGGCTGGCGCGGCCTGTTCACCGCCGCGATCGCCGCGGCCGTCGCGACCGCCGGATCCGCCACCTCGGTGACGCTGGCAGCGAGCTTCCCGGGTGCCGCGCGCTCGCTGCTCGGCATGATGCTGCTGATCGGCGCCGGTACCGGCGCAGGCTCGGCCGCGGCGGTGGTCGAATATTCCGCCGGCCGCGTCGCCACCCTCGCCGACAGCTTCACGCCGGCGCTGGACGCCACGAGCAGCGTGTCGGTGCCCGCCAACTGGACCTATGCGCAAACCTCGCCGTCGGACGCCGCCTCGCGCCTGGTCGACCACCCGGCCGCGAGCTGC